ATATTTCACAGTCGGGATGACCAGATTTCAGATTTATTTTTTTACATTTCTAACTTGCTGATATTCAATAGGGCAATTTTTAGTTTTTAGTTAATTTTTACCGAGTTTTCACCGACAATATAAATCTTACATTGTCTTCGATATCAAACATTTGAGTGATTTTTTAATTAAAATGTTTGAATAAAAACACCGTAAAAACACTCTTAAACACCTCTTAGGCGCATCTTAATTATACGGCATCCGCCACTTTTTTAACAGAATCTTCAGATACATTTTCAACGAGCTTCGCTGTTAATCGGTCTATTGTTCTCTGTTGATTTTCTATGGTTTTCTGTTGCATAGAAATAACAGAATAAAGTTTATCCTCATTAGTTTCTTCTCCTCTTTCCTGCCCCATTATCAACCAGTTAGCATCAATGTTTTCAAAACTCGTTAAAATCTTAACTATAGTTTCATAATTAGGTGCGTTGCGACCTGTGATGATATTATTAGCAGAAGTCCAAGATATATTCAATTTTCGAGCGAACGTATTTATCGTATGCCCTTCTTTCTTCATCAATTGAACGATGCGATTAGTAATAGTTTCTTCTTCCATTTTCATTATTTTTAATAAATGAGAGAAATAATCTCTCATTTGTTTGGTTATTTCAAATAAATGTTAGAACTTTGCGCTGCGAAAGTATAAGTTGCGCTACGAAAATAGTAAAATTCTATCGAGGACGCAATAAAATGAACATTAAAAATATAAAAAATGAGATTTAAAGAGTACATCGATTCTCTTCCCAATCAACGGTATGAAGAGATTGTTAAGTTAAGTAAATTATGCCGTGTGAACGAGTCCACGGTATATAGGTGGTTGAGAGGCGACTTTACCCCCGACCCACTGAAGAGAAAGGTAATCTCGGAGTATCTTAAGATACCAGAAAACGAACTCTTCCCTGATGCATAAAGAATGTCTAAACTGCGAGTCTCATCGCATGTGCATAAATGGTATTTACTGTAACTTACTTGAAAAGTATGTTCAGTATTCTACGGAAAAAGAATGTAAAACAAATAAAACAATCTTATGAAAACAAAGGAATTTGAAAAAGCAATTGACGCATTAAACTTAGGTATCGTAATAGACGAGATGAAGCTAAACCATTCGAATGTTCGTCAAGTAACTGGTCACCTTGAGAATGAAGGTATCATTTGGAATGAGAAAGGAGAGAGTTTCTCTACTGAATTTGATTTGAGAGAAAAAGATGGTGAACTCGTTGGAGTCTTCGGTAGCTCACTGGAAAGAAACAAAATGTATGACCTTAAATTTGAATAACTATGAGCAGCATTAGAAAAGTTAGAAAAAAGGCTATCCGCAAAATGGGATTTAGGATATCTTTTCAGTTTCATTATAAGGATCCTAATCAAAGGTTAAAATTAACACCAACGACACGAAAGAAAATCAGGCAGGGAGTCACAGAATATCTAAGAAAAAAATGTTTATAGACAAAGATAACTGGGGAAAATTCTCCATACAAGACCTTTCAGAACGAGAACTTCGATTATTACACGAAGCTCTACGGATATACGCTCAGGTTCAACTTGGGCGCATTCATCCAACCGAAGCTACAACGATTTTGTGTTTTGACCTCCAGTACAACCATGTGCTGTTTCTGAAGGATGTTTAGATATTATTTTCTTAACTTAGACTCCTATAGATATGATTAGAAACAAAATAGCTAACAAGCGGTGGAAAGAGAAGGACGCAGCCTTTGTGAAAAACAATCTTGGCAAACTGACCTTTGACCAGATGGGTAGGGTTTTGAATAGAAGCTCTATGTCTGTTCGCCTCTTCTGCTTACGCAATCGCCTTACTGTAGGCTTGCAAGTCAAGCGCAACATACTTATGGAGATGTTGAAGATAAAGTTTCGCCACCCAGAAGACTTCACACCAACAAGAGCCTTTTACACGGAAACAGGAATAAATCAACGTCGATTTTGGGACTTGTACTATGGACGAAAAAACATCAGCAGCAAAGAGTATGCTGCGGTAGCTGAATACTTAGGCGTAACCTTACAAGAGGCACTTGAATCACGCCAGTTGGATTTGTTCGAGGAAAATGAGGAATAAGGAATATGATTGATAAGAATTTCATTGAAAAGGTAAAGTCAGCTCTAAACATTGTAAATGTAATAGAATCCTTTACTCACCTGCACAAGACAGGTGCGAACTATAAGGGTGTATGCCCCTTTCATGATGACCATTCGCCATCAATGGTTGTCAGCCCATCAAGACAGACTTACCACTGCTTCGTATGTGGAGCAAGTGGAGATGTTATCTCTTTTGTTCAGAATCATCTGAACATTAGCTTCATGGAAGCACTCAGATGGTGTGCTAATCAAGCAGGCATCGAGTTCCCTGCCAAGGAACTCACACCAGAGGAAGAAGCTGCCTACAAGAGAAAGGAAGCACAGCGCATCGCAATAGATGCTGCTGCAAAGTTCTTTCAGAAGAACCTTGGGCAAGCGGAGAGTTTCCTTTCATCACGTGGGTATAGTCTTTCAGATAAAGCGTTGACCGATTTCGGTGTCGGTTATGCCCCCATGGGCAACCTTGCCCTTGCAGAACTTTCTAAAGCAGGTTATTCACAAGAATTACTGCAAGAAGTAGATGTGCTTGGGAATAGCGACGGTCGCTTATACGACAGGTTCCGTGACCGCTTAATGTTTCCCTTCTACGACATGCAAGGTCATATCATAGGTTTTTCTGGTCGAATAGTGACTCCAAACGATAAGACTGGCAAATATGTAAACACAGGCGAAACACCTCTATTTACGAAAGGTAAGCACATATTCGGATTATACCAGGCACGCAAGAGTATTGGTAAGACAGGCTTCGCTTATCTTGTTGAAGGCCAGTTTGACGTGATGTCTCTTCACAAGGTAGGTGTTGAGAATGTCGTAGGTGGAAGCGGTACGGCCTTCACCGATGACCAGGTGAAACTACTGCTACGCTTCACCGATGATATCATCATGATTTACGATGCAGACCCTGCAGGAGTCAAGGCTTCGTTAAAGAACTGCGAGCTGCTTCTGAAGGCTGGGGCAAAGGTGCGTTGCATCCGCCTCGAGAAAGGCATGGACCCAGACGAGTTCGCAAAAGCAAATGGCAGCCTCACATGTAAAAAAATGAAGGACTTAACAGAACCCTTCCCAAAGGCATTCAAGCGCATGCTCCTCCCACGAGGGTGCAAGGACGAAACAGTTATAACAGATTGCTTGAATTCCATCTGTTCCCTTGTAGCTTGTGTGCAAGATTCTGTTCTCCGCCTCGAATATATCAAGTCAATCACAGAAGACTTTAGAAGCAAAATCGGTATAATTGATAATAAGGTACGAAATATTCGTAACAAACTGAAAGAGTCAGCTGTGCAGAAAAACACACAGACTGGTATCTTCGGAATCGATGCGTTGAAGGAGAACCTTGAAAGTGACCGTCCTGCAATCATCACTTCTGTTATGCAGGATTTCCTCGATGGATATGGAGAAGAACCTATCGTATATGTATCTGGACGGCCTTCAACCAACGATATCCAAGAGTTACGAAGAGTCTATTGTTATTTTGTTTCTTCAGAGACAGGTTGCAGCATTACAGATGATGGAGATGAAAATAATTACTTGCATACTCTCACAGAGATGTTTCGTGCAGGCATTAGGATAGACATGACCTTCAGCGATAGTACAGGTTCATTCCTTGACTATTACATTGCATTACACGGTAAGTTCTTCGAAAACTTCAATGGAGACCGAGTTCCTCTTGTTTCACGTTGTATCGAACTAACGTCCTATGCGGACGAAACTGTTATAACCATAAACAGAAATCATTACTGTTCTTTGCTCAAGCTGACCAAGGGTCAGTTTGACGAGATAAGAAAGCCATTCGTCCTCAAGCGTAAGTCTGCAATGAAGGTGAGTATGCAAGCAGACAACCTCGATGACGAAGAGTTCGACGTGAACGAACCTCCAGACTATGTACAAGAGAACGAAGAGTACAGAAGGATGTGGAAAGAGAGTGGCTATTACCCACGACTCAACAAGAAGAGCGAACCCGTGTGCTACATGTTCCGCAATAAGAATGGTAATGGCATGACGCAAGTTGCAGACTTCTTCATGACCCCATTACTTCATATCTTCTCTGATGATTTCGAACAGAACAAGCGTGTGTTGCGCATTAACCGTAGATATTACGAGACACCTATATATATAGAGATACCTTCTAAAGCTATGCTGAAGATGTCTTCTATCGAGGAGGTCTTAATCAATTACGAAGCTGTGAACTTCAATGGTGAGGAGTGGCAATGGAAGGCAATTAAAACATATATGAGTCGCCACTTCGTAATGTGTTCGGAGGTGAAGACCTACGGTAATCAGCAGAGCGAAGGTATGAGTCGAAAGACAGATGAACAGTTCTTTGCATTTGCGAATGGTATCTTCCATAATGTCGACGGCCAGTGGGTGTTCGACCCAGTTAACGAACTGGGTGTGGTTACCCATAATAAGAACAACTACTACCTTCCTGCTTTCTCTACCATCTACGCAGGTAGTGGTAAGCAATCAGATAAGTATGAACTTATCAGTCAGCTTGTATACAAGGAGGTCCCAGCTGAGAAGAAGGTCAGCTTCGAAAAGTGGGCTTCGCTTATGGACCAGGTATATAAGATTAACGACAATGGTAAATGGGCCTTAGTTTTTGCCATAATGTGTGCCTTCAGAAGCAACATCCACTGCATCGATAGACTTTTCACCGCTCCCTTCTTTATGGGGCCGATGTCGTCTGGTAAGACACAGATTGCGATTTCAATCCGCTCGTTATTCATTTCTCCTAATATACCTATCTTCAACCTTAACACTGGTACCGACGCTGCGATGTCTACCATCATGGGAACTTTTAAAGATGTCCCTGTCGTGCTTGATGAATACAACAACAAGGACATCAGCGATACTAAGTTCCAAGCTCTGAAAGGTATCGTATATGACGGTGATGGTAAGCAGAAGCGAAAAGGTACATCTGGACGAGAGATTGAAAACGATAAGGTATTTGCCCCTGTCATCATCTGCGGTCAAGAGACACCACAGCGTGATGATAACGCCCTTATGAGTCGTGTGATAGTCTGCGAGGTGCCGAAGCCTCGTAACCGTACACCAGAAGAGGTGCGCATCTTCGACGAGTTGAAAACTATTGAAGATCCTAATAAGATAGGCCTTTCGAACGTACTTCTTCAGATACTTGAGCTGCGTCCTATGTTCATGGACCATTTTAGAAGCCTTAAACAAGAGGCTTATAACGAACTGAAACAAGACATCATCAATTCTGGTGAAATGGACCGCTTGATGAAGACAGCATCCCTCTTCTTGGGTACAGTCAAACTAATCGAGCGATATTCTAACCTTCGACTACCGTTTACCTACGATGAGTTCTTCAAGATTGTTCAAGAGAAAGTGAAATTCCAGTTGTCACTCATTCGTAGTACAGATAAACTTGCAATGTTCTTCACTGCGATGAACAACATGATAGACACGAGACATATCCTTGAGGGCCGTGAATTTCTCATCGAACAGCCTAAGAAGGTCACAGGAAAAGACTCCCGTGGAGACTCTAAGACCTTCACCTTCGAGGCAGGAACGAATGTCATGTTCCTACGCTTGAGTGCTGTTTTCAGTATTTTTGATAGAAGCGGATATAATAATGAAAATAGTACCCTGTCTACAATAGAACAGAACCTACGCAGCCATTCTTCCTATATAGGAACAGTCTCTTCAAGAAGATTCACATGGGAAGAAACGATCGACGACGTTCGCTACGATGACAAGGTAACGATGGTCAAGCTGCGCAAGCAGAAGAGTACATCTACCAGCGCAATCATTATTGATTACGACAAGTTTGTCGAATCATATAATATAGACTTCAGAAGAGACTTTCCTGAAGACGCAAACAAAGACAGCAAGCCTGTCGAGACCAAGGTAACTAATACAACTGAAGAACCACTGAAAAAACAGCTTTCGCAAGACTTGCCTTTTGAGCCGTCAGACGAAAGCGACGAACCTTTTTAATGAGGGTTTCATTCTTATTCCTTGGAGCCGTGCCAGTTCGGATGAATAGGCACGGCTCATTTTCTATCTATTTAACTAACATTCTTTCTTACATTTTAAACTGCCAAAGCCGGCAAAAAATCCCCCGTACCCCCAATTTTCAGAAGAAACCTCGAAAACATGACTTTTGAAAATAAAATTTTAGAAAACACCGTCCTACAATCCTACAATCCTACAAATTGTTTTTCTTTTCAAACCTATATTATACATATATACCTATAAATCAAATAGTTATATTATTATTATAGGAAATAGGATTATATTGTTTATTTGTAGGATTGTAGGACGTTGTAGGAAATAGGATTTTTCGTGTTTTCTCTGTTTTGGATTCGTCTTCCTACAAAATATGTGTTTTTGTAGGATTGTAGGACGAAAAAAGAGAGTGAAATAATAAAACTTTTGAGTGATAAAATTTTGTTATCTCATTGATAATCTGTAACTTTGCGTTAATTAATTATAAATTTGTAGGAATGTAGGACGGTAGGACGCTAAAAACCAAAAAAAAGATATGGAGCAAAAAAAATGGGTTACGAAACGAGTTGTCACAATTCAAATTGAACAGTATCTCGCAGAGTATATCTGCGCAAAATACAGAAAGGATGCTGCTACTGGTGGAGTAAAGATTCCTAACACTACAGACCTATACTTCTGCGTGTGGGAGAACATGTCCAAGCAGCGCAGTAATCAACCTAATATCACTGACGGCAACCTGCGCATCCACCTACCTTCTCGCAGAGCTGGCGTCATATCCAGTCCTTGGAAGGATCCTGCTTATTACAACTATCTTTCTCCAGCTGCTGCTAAGGAGATAGAAGCTCAGATACGACGGATGTTCAACTTCGAGCTCCACCGTGTGCTCTTGGAAAATGAAGAATTCGGACGTCAGCGTAGGAACCTCGATGTCATCTATGAATTCATCCGTAGCTATCAATTGAAATCCATATCTTCAGATGCTCTCTTGAAGAATTACTATCGCTTCCGAAACCGACTTAGACCTAAGAAGGTTCGTAAGTATCAAAAAGTTGTATAGTATTAACATCTTTTAATACATACATAACTATCGTTTTTGTCACTCAAAAGTTATATAATATGTTAGAGTTTTTAAACACAGTACAAGTGAGTCTTGTAAACCCAAACAGAGTTGGACAGAAGAAAGTGTATGATTTCGTTGCAGACGCATTCTCATATATACCACAACTTACTGACAATGAAGCTGGTAATTATTGGAACTGCGATAAAACCATAGTTATAGACTTACCCGACGGGGAAACTCGCAGGACCTTCGCAATAGAGAGAAGTGCTATCGTTACAATCAAAACATCTGATAGGAAAACTCATAACATCGGCACATCGGATATTCCTGCACGAGTTCAGATATCTTCAAATTTGAACTCAGCAAACCTCGTAATCAAGTGTAAAATGCTCACAGACCCCCTTCTGTAGGTCTTTTGCCTACACCTTATTATATAGTAAATTCGCATCAAAAAGAATATTGATGAAAGAATTACAGTCTCTACTTGTCTCAGGAAAACCCTTGTTTATCACTATTGATGGCTTCCGACAGGCCATGCTTGCAGCCTTTCCGCTCAATGGTAAGATACAGGAAAAGCCTGAGATAAAGGCTACGTTCGGCATGTCTATTGAAGAAATGTTAGCCTACCTTGATACCCACACATGGTATCAACTTGAATCACACCTTGCTTTGTTGGAAATTCTGAACACAATTAAACAAGAAAGCTCCACCCCAATTACCCTTACTGATGAGTTCAGTGATGAGCAGCTTCCAGAGAATAGTATTGCTTATCATCGTGTGTTTGACACAATAATGTCCGACTCTTATTACTGGTTCTCAAGCAAGCAACTTGAAGCTGACCTTCTTACAGCCGAAGCTAATCCGCAAATATCTTGTCACTTTCTCCATATCAATTCACCAGGTGGTGAAGCGTGGTACCTCGATCGTCTGAGCGAAACATTACGCAGCTGCGAGAAACCGATCCTCACCTTCTATGAGCAGATGTGTTGTTCAGCTGGATATTACATCGGATGTCACGGTCAGCGCATCTACGCAATGACACAGAATGACTTTGTAGGTTGCATCGGTACGATGTGCAGCTTCTACGATTTCGAAGAATACTTTGCTAAGCTCGGTATTAAGAAGGTCGAAGCAAAAGCAACTAAGTCTGACTTGAAGAACAAAGTCTTCGATGATCTTCGTAAAGGTAAGGATGAGCAATTTGTGAAAGATATACTCGATCCGATGAATGTACAATTCTTAGATGAGGTTCGTTCACAGCGTAGTAAGATTGCTGACCTTCCTGATGATACTCCTGTCTTGCGTGGTGAAACCTTCTACACTGCTCAAGCCGTGGAACTCGGTCTAACGGATGGGTGTAAGACTATGATAGAAGCAATCGTTGAAACCTCTACGATGGGTCGTGAATATACTGAGGCAAAGAAACTTAAAACTGCCGTTTACAATATATAAATGTGTTTATTTTAATTTTTTAGTTATTTATGAGTTTAAAAGAAAAACTAACAAGTGTCATCGAATTTCTTGGCTTTAAGCAGAAGTTCGAAGACAAAAGTCTGTCACAGGATGAGTTCAACTCTATCGTAGCAGAGTATCAGAAGAAGTACCAGAGTACGCTTGCTGATGACATTGCTTCTGAACAAGCTGCTCAGCAGACTGCTCAGCAGGCGGATGAGTTTCAGAAGATGCTGAACACCATTCAGTCTGTTCTGAATGGTGGTGAGCCTTCAGCAGCAGCTGATAATAACGGTACAGAGCCTTCTGCACAGCAGAGTAATGCGACTCTTGAAGGCATCCTTGATGGAATCAAGGGTATGCGTGCGGACATTCAGGCAATAGGTTCTAACCCTGCACCTGATGTTCCTGCGCAAACAGTGAATACTATTCCTCTAAGTGTTAATGGTTTCGCTAATACTGCTGATTATCTCTTCGGTGTTGAGCATCCTTTCTTCTCAATGAAGAATCGTTGGAATCAGATTGCAGCCAACCCACGTGCAGCAGCTGCCCTGCCAGAGGTTGACGAGCAAGTAGATGGTGCTGCCTTCTATAAGGAGGTTCGCAATTATGCTAATTCACTCAAGCACCGCTATCAGTACCTTCAGCAGAATAAGATGCTTGATGCAGCTGCGCTTGCAAAGGGAACTTACGCTACGAACTACGATGGAGTGGACAACGCAGGTCTTGGCGATCAGTTCGTTGTACTTCGTCAGGATGCCCTCATCGCACGTGTTCTACAGGTGCGCGATCTTACTCAGTTCTTCCCAGTCGCTTACGGTTACCAGGACCGTGGTCTTGTTTTCAACGCCTTCTTCGATGAGGTTTCACAGGCTTACCAGTCTGGTGAGGTCTTCAAGGGCGGTATGAAGATTGAGAACCACTATGGTTACGTTGACGACGCTATGATTAAGATGGAATGGGGTCCAATGAAAGAAATCGAGCGTAAGTACATCGGTTATCTCAACAAGGAAGGCTCTGACCCTATCAAGTGGTCTATGATTGAGTATCAGTTGCTCAATACCCTCCGTGCTGCACAGGTTGAGCAGAACAAACGCCGTATGCGTGGTATCTACGTGAAGCCTGATAAGGGTGTTGCAGGTAGCTACCTCAATGCTGCTACTGGTGTTCTCTACACCTTGCTGCGTTATGTTCATCAGTACGACATCAAGCCACACGATGATGGTACATACCGCACCTATACACAGGCAAGTTTCCTCGCTTCTGTTCAAGAGTTCATTGCTGACGTTCGTGCCTCTATCACAGAGGACATGGACCTCGACAACCACTTCATTTACTTGAATAAGAACCATCAGGCATGGTGGATTAAGAACGTACGTTCTACTTACGGTAAGGATACAGACTTCACTGGACCTATGGGTGCGTTGAGTGTGGTACCAGACACTACAATGCGTATCATCTGGTTGCCATACCTCGGTCAGACACCGTTCATGATGTTGCACGAACCAGGTAACATTCAGTTCTTGGAGTTTGTTCCTGGTGAGATGCTCTCTGTGAAGATGCAAGAGAACATGGAGCAGGTTCGTGCTTGGAGCGTATGGAAAGAGGGTACTTCTGCTTCATTCACTGGTCGTCGCTTCTCAACTAAGGATGAGATGGACAAGAACAACTACGAGTGGCAGCAGATCTTCATCAACCTCTTTGCTGCAACTATTACCGATAAGGTGGATGGTAACAATGGCTTCTGGCAAGTCACAGACAGTACCACAACACAGACGACTTACACCGATATCGAGAATGCGAAGGCTGGTGTAGCATACTGTATCGAGTGCGGTGACAAAACTAAGTTGCCAGAAATTGCTAAGTCTGGTAAGTTCGACAGCATCACGACTGCCTTCACAGCTACAGCTGTAGGCGACTACATCATGGTGATCCTTGGTGCTGATGACAAGTTCCGTGAGTTGGAGCGTTGCGTCGGTGGCAAGCGCACCATCAACAAGGAGTTGCAACCTAACGTACCAGGTGGACGATAGATGAATGGCTAAGGAACTGAGAGGAAAGTCGATGGAATTAAAAGCTCGGGACGGCTTGACCTCTTCAGTTCCTTTCTTAAATCAATAATTATCATTAATAGTAATAGAAATGAAAAAGCCCAATATTCAGAAGCGCTATCGTGCGTATAATCCTATGAAAGGATTTAATTATAGCAACCGTCAGTCACGAAATATGTTCATGGCTACGTTTGCGATTTTTGGTATCTTCATGCTCGTAGCAGCCTTGCTTGACCACTCTCTCGGTGCAGCTGCTGGTTCTGGTGTTTCTCTTGCCTCTATGGCATTGCTCGGTCACGTCGACGATGTATCCGACAGAGATACACACGGTAGTGCTATCTCTTACATCGTTTATCTTATTGCGCTCGACCAAATCGACCGCACTAAGGAGTTCCCACAACCTAACGCTAATCGTGAGGTTGCGCCTGTTCCGTTGAAACCAAACGAGATACCACACTACTTCGAGGCACACGACATCCCAACATTCACTGGTACCACAGAGAAAGGCGACATCACCACGACAGGCGAAAACCAGCTTGTAATGGTAATGGGTGGAGCTCGTGCGAACCTCTACAACTTCATTGAGGAGTACAGCGGTGGTAAGTTTATCGCTCTTTATAAGCACATTAAGAAGAAGGAGTGGTACATCGTTGGTGAACTCGAACGCCCTATCATCCTCTCTAACACTGAGACTAAGGACGATAAGGACGGTCGTTACACCACGCTTACCTTCAAGCGTAGCTCTGTAGACCTTCCACTGATTTACACTGGTAACCCAGCTGTTACTGCTGCTACTGCAATCAATGCGGATGCTACAGATGTAGCTATCACAGCAGGTAGCAACACTTACACGATTCCAAATGGAACGTCAGCAGCAGCTGCTATCGCTACAGTCAGTGGACTCAGTAAGAGCGATAAGGGTAGATACATCACACTCGTTGGTGCTGGTACCGATAAACCTGCTACCATTGCTGACGGTTCTACCTTCGTACTCGAAGAGGGTGCTACCTGGACAGCGAAGACTGGTGCATCTATCACCTTCCGTGTTCTTGACACCACAACACTTGTCGAGGTCTCAAGAACTGAAGCCTAACTTCGAACCTCTCCCCCGACCCCTCCCCGAAAGGGAGGGGAGTTGCAAACCACGTGGGGGAAGGCTCTTATTTTTTTAACTTATATTAATTGAGAAATATGTACAGCGCAAAAGAGAAATTAACGCACTTCCATAAGTTGGTAAGCCCAACAGTCGTGGAAGCCGACCTTGCCCTGCTGCACGCTAAAGCACCTCACCTTACCGATTTCACACGATTCGACCTCTCACCAGAGAAGAACCACGAAGAGATACTCTTCCTTCTTCTTGACCATTGCGAGCACGACGAAATCGTACGTAATCGACGTGAGTATGCTAATCAAGCAGCCGACGAGGATAATGATAACAACAACGCCAACAACTCTTCTGAAGATGGCGACAAGAATCCTGAAACACTCAACAGCAATGGAGATGAAAGCCCAGACACTGACGGTGGCGAAGGCAACGAGGACCCATCGGAAGAAGAGGGTGGCGATGAGTCATCTGAAGAGGGTTCTGAAGATAACGAGTCTACAGAGCAATCATCAGAGGAACCTACTGCCCCTTCAGAGGATAAGGACGACGCTTCTTCTAAGAAGGAGAAGGCGAAAGCAGCTCCAAAAAAAAAGAAGAAGAGTACCCGAAAATAGACTGGGAAAACCTTACTGATGCGGACGTGCAGATGGCAACCGTCATCTATAACGACCGCATCAACACTTGGCGAAAAATGAAGCAGCTCGACGAATTGCTGGAGACAAAGCCAACCGCACAAGCCGTAGCAGAAATGGCAGAACTGCGCATCCGCAATCTTCAAGCATTTGCCGAGCTGCAATCATTAAACGACACTGGTAAGTTCCTCTGTAAGCACCCGATACTCTTCGGACGCTCAGAGATAGCCCAGCTCATAAAGTTGCTCCGCACTGATCCTGCCGAGTTCCTCCGCCAGCACAAGAACGTTCTCGACAACATCAAGCGTTATAAGTCTTTCATAAAGCGCAAAGATCGTAAAGAGAAAAGAGAGGCTGATAAGCGGAATCTCCAAAAGTACCAAGAGAAAGAGCGACTTTTCAGAATGGTTCTTGAACAACAAAATAAATAATTACAATGGAAAATAGTATAAAAGTTTTTAATTTGGGCAATTTACCTACTGCCCCGCTGGACTCTTTTATAGAACTTCAGGAAGACTTTAAAAAGCCTGATGCAGACAAACTATCGAAGCTACAGATGCTCATCATTACTCGTGGCTTCAAGTATTCATTCAAAGTGTGGAAAGATTCTGAAGGTAAGCTTTGGATTATAGATGCACATCAAAGACGTAAAGCTCTTCTTGGACTTCGCTCTTATGGGTTTAAAATCCCAGAAATCCCTTATGAGGAAATTCAAGCGTCCGATAAGAAGGAAGCTGTCGAAGAAATTGCAGCTTACAATTCAGAGTTCGCTCAAAAGAATCCAGACACTCTCCTATTCACTAAGTATAATATCAGTGGCGATGATCTTGCCAAGTTCAATCTTGGTTATGAGGTAAAGCAAAACGACTTCTCTGTCGGCACCGACAAACTCTTTGCCTCAGAGAGTGACACAACTGATATTCAAGAAGATGTTGTTGACACTATTCCACAAGAGGATAATGAAATCTTTGCTCGTCCTGGAGATATTTTCAGACTTGGAAATAACAGATTGATGTGCGGAGATTGTCGGTCTAAAAGCGATATCATTGCACTAATGAATGGACGAGTTGCTGATATGATTCTCACTGATCCTCCTTATAATGTCAATTACGAAGGTGGAGGAGATAACAAACTTACCATACAGAATGACTCTATGGAGAATGACTTATTCCTTCGCTTCTTGCAGTCTGTGTTTAATGTGATGTTTTCCATTGTCAAACCTGGAGGTTCTTTTTATGTTTTTCATGCAGACTCAGAAGGCGAGAATTTTCGCAGGGCTATCCGAGAAGCAGGTTTCAAAATAGCACAGTGCTGTATTTGGGTTAAAGACTCACTTGTAATGGGTAGACAGGACTATCAGTGGCAACACGAGCCTTGCTTGTACGGGTGGAAACCAGGAGCTGCCCACTTTTGGAACTCTGATAGGAAGCAGACAACTATTTGGAATTTCGATAAACCAAAAGCAAATCGAATACATCCGACTATGAAACCTATTGCGTTGATGGCATACCCTATTACTAATAGCACTAAGAATGGTGATGTAGTCGTCGATGTCTTCTCAGGGTCAGGCTCGACTATTATGGCCTGCCAACAGACGGACCGTATTGGTTATGGAATGGAAATCGATCCCAAGTATGTTTCTGCGACTGTACAGAGGTATATGTCCATGTTTCCTCAGCAGCCTATACTGTTAGAGAGAGATGGTGTAGTCCTCTCAGAAGATGACACTAAAAAAATAATTCTATGTCAGAATTAATAGAAAAAGAGATACTTTCAGATGAATATGTAAATCAAATAAGAACGTTCGGTGCGTTAAACTATACGCCCGAACGTATTTGTCAGCTACTTGGCTTAAGAAAAATCAAGCGAGAAGCATTGCTATATCGTATATCCATTCCTGGTGATGTGTACTACGAAGCTTACCTGCAAGGTCTCGCACTTGGAGAATATAATATAGATGCTGAACTTGCGAAGAAAGCGGAGAAAGGAGATAACGATTCTATTACTTTGCTTGAAGAACGCAAAAATGAGCGTGCTGAGAAGGACCTTCGTTTAAAACTATTTGGAATATGAAAAGTCAACTCGAAAAATTAGACTCCATTCACCCAGACCTTATATCTGCATTCTTAACGAATGGAGATTGTGAAGGAATTCCTCTGGATGTTAAGCTCTTTTTGCAACAGCTGCAATGGTCAGCTGAAATATTCGAGCACGAACGTAATATTACGAGGGCAGCGAAGAAACTGAAGCTTCGTATTAACGCTGAACAAAGGATAAAGATAGAAGAGCGCACTTGTATGGCGAGAATCTATCAAGCAATCAACTACTTCCAAGTTGATTGCAATGTTCCTATAAAGGTTTGGGAAAGCAATTTTGCAAATAAATACGAGGATCTTGCTAAACTCTGTGCGCTAAATCGTGACTATAAGGGTATGAAATCGTGTTATGATGCAGCTCTTGAGTGTCGTCGTAGGTCTTCAGAAATTGCAGAAGCAGATAGAGACTTGGGAGTTCTCTTCTTGATTTCACCTGAGTTGACCCCTGAGGAACTTGGCTTTTCCAAGAAGAGTCTCAAGGACATTGCAGCAAAACACAATCAAGGCTTTTATGTCACGCTTATCAACTCGCTGCCTATCGAGCAGAAGGAGAAGAAACGACTGCTGCGTGATGCTGACATTCAAGATGCTGAAATAGTAGAGGAGATTCCAAATGACTGACGAACTAACGACACAAAACAACGAACAACCAACAGTCGACTTCGAGCATTACTATATGAATCGTGTTCAGCTGTTGGCGAATATTATCGACCCGAATATGCTCTATGCAGAGTGGGCTCGTGCGACGGGTAAGACAGAGGGCGTTATCGTTCCTCGTCTTATTCGTGTAACGAATGATATGCCTGGTGAACTCTCGTTCCTTGTGCATAAGACTTATGTTGCGCTGATGACGAACGTCTGGCCTAACATTCAGGCATCGTTCTCTCGTCCTGTCATCGTGAATGGTAAGCAGCGAGCAATGTTAGAGTATGGCATCGACTATGTGGTGGGCGAAGCAAAGCTACCTTCACACTTCCGTCGACCACGCTACCCTATTGCCTACGCTAAGCACTCGGTCATCTTCCGCAATGGTGCACACCTTCAGTTAGTATCTTCAGACCAGCCTGAGAGTGTCGCAGGTCGTAATGCCGTGCATGCATTCGTCGAAGAGATGAAGCACAACAGCGGTGAAAAACTCAAGTCACGACTCTTCCCTTCCCTCCGTGGCGGTTCAGCTGACATCCGTCGCTCTGCTTACTATGAAGGCGTGACAGGTGTGAGCGATACGGCACGTGTCGACCTTGGTGAGGACGATTGGTTTGAGGAATACGAAAACAAGATGGACCGACAGCTCATTGAGGAGATAGCGAGTGTGTCGCTCGCTATCAATCAGTCGCTCTATAAGCAGTTTATGCTTCAGCAAGATTTGCGTAACACGAAGAACCCTGTCACAATGGAGAAGATAAGGCTTGAAAATGAACGCCTTAACGCCTTTGTTGCCCGATGGAAACCACGCTTAGCGGATATGCGAAGGAACGCAATCTACTATATCCGTGCTTCATCGTTTTGCAATAAAGATATTCTCGGTCCTAAGTTCTTCAAGACCCAGCTCGACACGCTCGATATGGATGAGTTCTTGACCGCTATCTGTGCTATTCGACATAAGGAGGTGACTAATAAGTTCTTTACCACCTACGACCACGAGCGACACCAGTTCAAGGATAGCTATATTTATGACCAGATACTGAAGCTGAACCTCAAGGACCACTTCACACTGACCGCTCGCTATCTTCGCCACTATGATAAGCGTGAACCGCTCTACATTGGTTACGACCCTGGTAACTTTCAGTCGCTCATCGTCGGACAGAAGAAAGACTATGGTAGTCGCTTCGATATCATCAAGGAGTTTTGGGCTTACATACCCGATGACCAGCAGAACCTTGCACAGCAGGTGTATTCATTCTTTGGTACTGATGCTGTGAACAAGGTCATTCATCTATACCCCGACCGTGCTGGTAATAAGACACGTGAGGAATTAGAGCAGATAACTACTGACTCACTGACGATGAAGGCAGCCTTAGAGAGTTACGGCTTTTCAGTTCTTCTTTACAACGACGGCGCGCCGACCATTTACCACTGGCAACAGTTCCGCCTTTGTCAGTTGCTCTTTGGTGAGAAGCTTCCTTCACTTCCTAAGGTACGTGTTGATGAAAATGAATGCCCGAACCTTTGCAGTGCTATTCTTATCAGTCCGCTGAAGAAAACAAACGGTAAAATAGAACTGGACAAAGCATCAGAAAAGAAGGAGGAACTCAAGCGAAGGCCAGGACTAACAACGCAGCTTCCAAGTGCGATGATTTACCTTTTATACGGTCTTTATTCCGACCTAATCAAGAA